AAGACTAATGAGTCCTAGCTTTGGTTATATCGTTTGGGATTTACTGTTTGATCCACTTACAGAAGAAGTTAAATTGGCTCTTGAAGACGACACTATTAGAATTGTTAGTAAAGATCCGCGCTTTCAATTGTTACAAATACTAGTAACAGACAGTCCAGATGAAAGCAAAATTGAATTAAATCTAAGATTATATTATGTTCCGACTGCTTCGGAAACAGAATTAGCCGCAAGTTTTTCTAGAAATCTAAGCGAGCAAAGAATACAGGAATAAAAAATGTCAGCATCTATAAGGCAAGAAAATTTATACGGGGCAGAGGATTGGAGACTAGTTTACACTAGCTTTAAGAATGCCGAATTTCAAAGCTATGACTTTGATACATTGCGTAGTGCAATGATTGAATATCTACAATTAAACTATCCAGAAGAATACAACGATTACATTCAAAGCAGTGAATTTGTTGCGCTGGTAGACTTAGTAGCGTTTGTGGGACAAAATTTAAGTTTCCGCATGGATTTAAATGCCCGTGAAAATATTTTAGACACTGCCGAGAAACGTGAAAGTGTATTACGTATTGCACGTATGCTTAGTTATAAGCCAAAGCGTGTGCGCCCTGCTGAAGGATTATTACAAGTTACAGCGGTTAGAACAACAGAACAGATCATCGACAGCGTTGGCGATAACTTGTCTAATCAATTAGTTATATGGGGTGCCGATCCCAGCGAATTGGACTACGAACGTTTTATTAAGATTGTAGACAGCGCATTGAACACTACAAATAAATTTGGAACTCCTGTACAGAAAGTTATTAATAATGCCAGCGGCGACAAATTTGAAATCTATCAGTTTAACAACGTTAACAGGAAAACTGAATACAGCGTTCCTGCATACATCAATAATTTAAATGTTAACTTTGATTTATTACCGGTACAACTAAGCAACGACGGTATCATTGAACAAATAACTCCCAATGAAAGTACAGCATTTACATTATTATATAGAAATGATGGTAAAGGTACTGGCAGTATTCGTACTGGCTTTTTTGCTTTGACCAAGCAAGGTAATCAACAAAGTCAATTATTTAGATTTGATGCACCTAAGGCTAATGCAGTCATCGATTTATATGCAACTGCAAATATCAGTGAAGATGATTTCTATGTTCAAACATTAGACACACAGGGTAACGTTGTTAAAAACTGGACACGAGTTGGAGCCATTGATTCCAGCAATCTAGTTGTTAATCAATACGGCAACTCTAACAAAGACTTGTTTGAAGTAATATACAGTGATGCTGATATTACCAGCATTAAGTTTGGCGACGGCTTATTCAGTAACAGCGCCGAAGGTATTATTCGAGTATGGTACAGAATTGCAGAAAATAATTTTCTAAAAGTAAAATCTGGCGACATATCCAATAAGATTGTAGAGCTTGATTATATTAATGCCGCAGGAGAATCTCATACCCTAGAACTTACTTTAAAACTTCAAGAAAGCATGACCACTGGTATACCTGGTGAAAATGTTGACGAAATTAAAATCAATGCACCCGAAGCATTCTACAGTAAAAATCGCATGGTCACAGGCGACGACTATGCAGGATTGTTGCCTACGTTAAACAATAACACATTGTTGCTCAAAGCAGAAAACAGAACATTTGCAGGCTACAGTAGATACACAGACTTAAATGATCCAACGGGCAAGAGTAGATCTCTAGTAGAGTTTGCCGATGACGGATACATGTATTATGACGAAGGCATTAGAACAGTATTAGTGTCTGACAAAGCCGGGATTCGTCCTATAGACTTTATTGAAGAATATTTAGAAACAAAACTTAATAATATTAGCTTACTTAATTTTTACTATGGTAAATTAGATCTTAAAGATTCTGACAGCACTTCAAAATTTAAATTAGTAGATGTAACAGGCAAACAATATAAATGGAATCCTGCCTACATCGACTCTTCGAGTTCAAATGGTTACATCACTAGTAAGAATGTAGACAATACAGATGTACCTGCCCGCTTAGGTTTTACTACCTGGGGAGATTTAAGATCCGTTAGACCAGGCAGTTTATTAAACATAGAAGTTAACGGCTCAACATCATGGGTTATTGTTAATGATATTAAAGGCAATGGACTAGGTCAAGAAGATGACACTGGCAATTACACAGGACTGTTAGTCAATGGCCATGGCACAGTTGAAATCAACAAGGCCATACGTTCTACTGCTACATTAAAATACATTGTACCTGCGTTCCCTAGAACCTTTGATGAGAATACTCGAGCTACTATTACAGAGTATCTTTCTAGGCCAAATCCAACCCCATTTGCACTAGTGTTAGATCATACCTTGCCAAAATGGACAGTTGTAGATACTACACAGCTTCTTAAGGAACTTGACACAAAAGGTGAATGGGATAGTTCGGATATAACTAAGTCTTGGTTATTTTATTTAGAAAGAAGTGAATCCGGTTGGATTATCAATTACAGAATATTAGACTATGTTTTTGGCAGCGATAGTTTAATGCGTTTTTATAACATCAACTTTGCAAGCACACAAGATCCTAACTTTAAAACAATCGGTACTGATAAAATTTCTGTGATTACAATGTCCGGTAATAAATTAGTACCTCAGGCATCCTATACAGTCACAGGATATTATAACTATAAAGATGGATACACAGATAATAGTAAAGTAAAAATAACTCCATTAGACATAGACAATAACTTGTTGCCCGATGATCCTAATCACTTTATTAAAGTAGTAGGCAACGACTTAATAGGTTTAAAAAATATAGAAGAAGATGAATTTACATACCTAGTGCCTACTAATGCCGACGATGATGCAGCCGTGGCCACCGTGCCAGGTACTACAGGTTTGTCGTTTAAGTGGGAACATGACACTTATATTGATCAAACATTAAATCCATCATTGACGAACATCATCGATGTTTATATTCTTACTAAGAGCTATAACGAAGATTTTATGGTATGGAAGAATAAAGGAGCCACAGGCCTAATGCCAGAAACTCCAACCAGCGAAGAACTAAAAAGAGAATTTAAAAATTTAGAAGACTATAAAATGGCCACAGACGAAGTTGTGTTCCATCCTGTTGCTTTTAAAACTTTGTTTGGATCAAGTGCAGACGAAAACTTACAAGCACAATTTAAAGTAATTAAATATGCAAAGAGTAAGATAACAGACAACGAGTTAAAGAGTAAAGTGTTGTCTGCTATAGATAGTTTCTTTGCCATCGGCAACTTTGATTTCGGGGAAACATTCTACTTCACTGAACTAGCGGCATACATTCACGCCAAGTTAAAAACAGATATCAACAGCGTGGTTATTGTTCCAGTTAGTTCAACAAGTACATTTGGAACATTATTCCAAATTACACCAAACAAGAACGAACTATTAACAAGCACAGCAACAGTTAATGATATTGTTGTTATTAAAGAAATCACTGACCAAAACATCAGGAAAGCATAATGAGTAAAATTAGTAATATACCAGGCGAAGAATCACCAAAGTCAGTAAAAACTGAAAATTTATTGCCTGCTGTTTTTAGAACCAGCATTAATAAAAAGATGCTAGATAGTTCTTTGAACCTAATGGCGTCAAAGGGTAAAATGCAACCTTTTTACGAAAGCTATGGTCTACAAAACGCATCTGATGTTACAGGTAAATTTTTAACAAACTCTTCGTCGCCAACTAGAAATGAAAATCAAACTAACTTAGCAATAAACTATTACGATGCTAATGCAGAATATCAAGGTAAGTTTTCATATATTGACATTGAAAATTATTTTCGTGTCCAAGGCCTGCCTTTAAAAGATGGCGTTGATTTAGATCAAGAAGTTAAATCGTTACAACTACCACTAAGCCCTATACGAACTACAGACTATGGTTTATATTATTGGTTGCCCAAGGGCTTACCTCCTTTTAGAATACATGTAGAAGAACGAGATACAGCAACACCAAGATTATCGGTGGCAGACAATGTTATCGGTAAGCCTTTTGCCATAGTCACAGATGATGTGTCGGGTAAAACTATATCTCTAGGATTATATCACCGTGTGTTTTTCACAGGTTCTGTCGACGAAGAATATAAAAGTCCGGATCTTGAAGAGCCTGTTGTTTATATAGTTCTTGGAGTAGGTTCAACTATATCATTGGTCAAAGAATCTATTTTTGAAAAGAGAACAAATACTACTGAACAAGTTAAAATACCATGGGATGAAGACAGTGGTGTTCCATTTTATATGGGCAAAGAATGGTCGGCAAGTCCATGGGACAGTAATCGTTTATTAAATTTAAATCCAGAATATCTAGTAACTGAAAAATATGATTTTAAACAAACACCGTGGAGTATAATCAATAACTGGTATCATATTTCTAGAATTAGGGAAGTCTGCGATTTCTATGACTTAAACATAGAAGACTATGCCAACGAACATACTCGTGCTAAACGTCCTATTATTCAATTAAAGAACACAGTTAAATTGTTTAACTGGCCAACTAGTAGACTCTGTGAAGTGGATACCGTATTGCCAGGCTTACCTTCAAAATATGCAGGTAAGCTAATAGACACCCTGGAAGACAAATATGGTTATGTGATTAAACCTGGCAAACTAGTAGCATTTACCGGTACTGCAACTATTTACAGAATGGTTCCCGACGATGGGAAATCTACATGGACGGCCACTAATTTTGTGGGTACCGAAGGAGCAGGTGTGTTTATCGTAGGTACACCTGCATTAAGATATTATAATTTCATTTGTAAAAACAACAAATGGCAACCAGCACAGAATAAAACAATGCCCAATCAATGTCCGTTGATTGAACTCTACGACGAAAACGGTGTAAGCCTGGCCAAAGAAACAGTTTATCCAAATTCACGATTCGCCGGAGCAAAAGTCTTAGATTTTAAATCAGGGCCAACCTACGATCCAATTCTTAAAAGAAGTGTACAACTCAGCGACATTGAATTTGACGCATTACCTAAGGTGTCGGATGTATTATTATCGGGACCTAATCAGATACAACTATGCACTGACATTGATACACAATGGGTCTATGACTTAGATGTAAATGAAAAAACAACAACCGGTATTAATTATTATAGATCTATAAACACGTTAAGTTCTTTTTGGAATCAACGTTCTGGCCTAGACCTTACCATGCCGGAACAAATTATAGACTACACTGAAGATTCTGATTTAACATTTGCCGAAGAAATAGTAGCACCTGTTGATGGATTTAATACTATCCATGCATTTGAAAATGAACATGGAGATATTAACTTTTATTTCTATTTAGACAATTACGGAATGGTGCCTTATACTTCTCGACGAGAATCGGCGTTAAAGGAAATAATATTGCCTATTATTTCCAGCGACTTGTATTCTGAGTACAAAATTCACTGTCATAATCTATCGTCGGCATTTACTTTATATGAAAACAAAGTAATAGATGGCTATAGCAGACCTGTGTTATTGGCAGAACCGATTGTACAAAACAACGGCATTAAAAACGGAATAATCACAGTTAGCCTAGACCGGACTTATCTAGATTCTAACTTAGTTGTTTATCCCAATCCTATTAGCAGTGACAACACTAAGTTTTTATGGTTGTATAAAAACACCTGGCGAGTTGCTATTACTCGTTCAATAGAAAAATTTAAATTTATTACTAACTCTTTTTTAAGAGATAGAACAGTGCCTTTGTACGCTGACTACGATTATAGAAACGCAACTAACTCATTGACTACTAGCGGCTTTAACACATTTGAAGCCACCGATTCATTGAATAAGAAAGCATCTACCGGAGACAAGATTGTTGTTGAATCTCCAAGTAGACTAACACAGAAAAAAACTGCACCATATGCTTTAACTAGTAACCCAGGCAATGAGCTATTATCTACTGTAGATTATTATAGTATATACCAACATTTAACTTTTGAACAAAGTACTGCTCCTAACTCTAGAGAATTCGTAGACCCTAATAATAAAAATATTTTTAACTTAAACAATCAATTAGGTTCAGGTACTATACACAAACACAATCAACCAATTGGCTTGTTTGGTTTATTGGCCGCCAACACTGAACTTGATTTAATAGATACTATAACTCGTCAGGCAAAACACTACGACACATTCATGTCTAGATTTAGAGCCGAGTTAACTCAGATAGTCAACAAAGCAGGAGATATATCTGCAAACAACTATCAGAATATTTTATCTCTAGCATTAGACACAATATATGTCAACCAAACTGAAAATAACTTTTGGTATCACAGTAATATGATAGGTTGGGGAGTTGATTATAGAGAAACAACTCGATTACTTGACACAACAACTTTTGTTTTTGCAGATCCAATACAGTCGATTCCACAGGATGCAGGCAAAGAATACATTACTCACGTACTATGCAACGGCATACACTTACAACGAGGTGTAGACTATTGGTATACTAGTAATATTGCAGACTACTACACTGGTATAGAATTTTCCAACAACATAGTTGGAAAAACTATAGTAATAAGACAATGGCCTATTAGCTTTGCTAGCAGAATTCCAAGTAGCTTGGCAAAAATTGGTCTAGCACCCTTGTACATGCCTGAAATTTATTTAGATACAACTTATAGCGGCGAAGCATACTTCTTAGTAAGGCACGATGGTACTCGATACTATCTAGCAGAAGGTGTTGACGCAGATCTAAGACCTAGGAACATTGTTGACGCATTATTCTATGAATATGAAAAAATGGTATTCAGTAGCATATCATATGCCGTTGAAAAATTAGACCACAGCCAATTCTTACAACGTAAACCTGGATACTTTAGACAAACTAAGCAGTCATTCAGTGATGTGCAAAATTTTAAAAATACCAGTTTGATATCTTGGCAAATAGAAAACAGCATTTATGTCCTAGCCAATGACACATATGATGCATCAAATGGTTTTACCTACCGCTATCAAACAGATGCAGGCATTAGCGGATCATGGAGAGCTATCTACAAATATTTCTATGACACCGATCGTCCTCATACACATCCATGGGAAATGTTAGGACGCACATTAAAGCCTAGTAACTGGGATAGTTTATACAGCTGGACAGACATTGAAAAAAGAACTGCCTTAATTAATGCTATTCTAACAGGACGTTATGATTCTAAGCAATATGCGTACCTTAGCCGTTTTGTTGAAGATGAAGAAAATATTTTCCCTGTGACCTTAGACGGCGAATTATTAGCGCCTATCGATGTTCCATGGTTAGCAGAAAAAATTTCCAATGTTGACTTTGACAGTGATTTTGCCGCAGGTGAATTAAGTCCTCAAGAATTTATGTTCAAGTCAACTCAACGTGGTGTGGCCACAGAAGTTACAGCAACATACTTGTTAGATGCTTTAAAGTTTGTCAACGAGCTTTGGAGACCGGGTAGCGTTAAAACTAATAGTTTCGGCATTAAGACTTCTAGTCTTACTAATTATAGCTGGAACACTGGCACTATAGATACCGTATATCACAGATCCACTGATGATTGTTTTACTTCGGGTATAGAAGCATTGCTGGCTGAACATTACACATTACAGAATAAAGACTTTTATGCAGATATCGTAGAAAAATCTAATAATCAAAAGGTTGTCAAAGAAATACTATTAGGTGGATTTACTAACAAAAATAATGTTCGCATACAAAGTACCAGCATTAACAGTCAGCGTTCTGCATTGTATATTCCCGAAGAGAACTACGCAGTTAGAACAATTAAACATTACACTGACAACGAATATTTTTACAGCGGCCTAAGATTAATATGGACAGGTCGCGGCTGGATGATCTATGGCTTTGTCACAGAAAATCCTTACTTCTCTGCCTACAAACCAAACCCTGTTAGTTTGATATCAAACTTTGTCATCGGTACGTTTACATACAAAGACAAACAGACATATAATAAAACAGTGGTTACATATCCTTATGGCTATGAATTTACAGACAAACAAGAATTGTATGATTTCATCAAGGGCTATGGATTCTATTTAGAAGATCAAGGATTTATCTTTGATCAAGTTGAAACAGACGATTTGAAGAATTGGCAACTCAGTGCCAAGCAATTTGCCTTCTGGGCGGCTGATCCTTTATTGCCAGGAAACTATATCGACTTGAATCCTGCGGCTGATTCTATTCGAGTTAATCTAGGATTTGGCCAGTTAGACAATTTAACAGGCAATGATCACTTACCTGGGTTATGCGTTACAAGAAACAACAAACCATTGTTTAGCAAAGATTTGATTGTGACCAGAGACACGATAACAGAAATAAAAACCAAGGACGCCAGCAATCCAATATACGGCATTAAATTTACAACTAGTTCATATGAAACAGTGATCCACTTAGATGGAAAAAGTATTTTCAATGACATATATTTTATAGCCAATCAACGCTTGTCGCAGAGACGTTTCTTATTGACAGGCAAAAAGACCACTGGCTGGAATGGTAGATTATATGCTCCTGGTTACTATTTCTATGACAACGAACTCTATGTTAACTTGGATAATATTGCTGACCAGGGAAGAAATTTATTGTCTATAGAAGATACAACTCTAGACAGAACATTGATAGAAGCTGCCAGAAGTCAATTTGGCTTGGATAAAAACCCTGAACTACGAGAATTATTCTTAACAGAAGAAAGTGAATTACAATTTAAAAATACTATACCTTTTGTCAAAGGTACTAAACAAGTATTCACAAGCTTAGAACCACTGACACACTCAAACACCAGCAGTACTATTCCATACCAAGAATACTTGGTAAAAATGGGGGACTTTGGTAATACTAAGAACATCGAGTTTTATGAATTCCAACTTAGACAGCGAGATTATAATTCTAAGAAACAAATAGTAAATTTTAACATAGATAGTTTATATGTTGATTCGCAGGTACATAATGTAGCTAAAAAGGATTGGGTATCCACACCTGAATTAGATACCAGACTAGAGTTTACCACAGTGGGCAGACAATCTAGGTTAACAACTACTGGACCCATAGCCCAAGGCGATACAAACTACAGTTTACAAACTCTAGATGACATTGATTTGCTATATCAAGAGTTTAAGCCATTATGGTCTATTCCTAATTTTGACAGCGCAGAATCTTATGCTGTGGGTAGTCTAGTTCGACTAGCAGATCCTAGTGTTGGTAGCAATTTGCGCGGCCGAGTATTTGTATTTAAAAGCAGCCAAGGTCCTAAGGCATTGTCCTTACAGTTAGAATACATGCAGCCTATTAACGAGCCGTATTTGCCTAACTTCTTTATTAATACATATCCGGTTAAAAATACTGCATTATCTAATAGCAACAGCAAAGTCTATACACCAGCTAGCTGGCAAGTATTACAGACCATGGACACAAATCTTGTAATCAAGGAATGTTGCCCAGGCCTAGATGATGATAGTAAAGTATTAATTGAAACGCTGGATAATCACTACATGAAAACAGGTGACAAAGTGTTGGTAATCAACACAGATACATCTTGGGGTAGTGTAAATGGAATCTGGACAGTAGAATATGCCACTGATAAATCGTTCTATATTCCTACTAGGCTAGTAGATAAAATCGCACAAGGTAAACTATTTACTTTCAAACCTGCTAGATTTGAAAAGCCTGCAGACTTTAATCTAACTTTACAGGGAAAATTTGGTTATGCATGGAAAAATAAATTATCAACAGTTGAAAGTAGTATGGGCCCAAGCTCATTGGATAACTTGCCTAGAACAATAACTGGTTATTCTAAGGTTAGACCATTGGCCATTGTTGACCAGGCTATAACGCAAGGATCCGGAGAATACGAACCAGCAACATCATGGGATACTGGTGGTTATGCTTCTTACAATATTATAAGATCTGCTACAGGTGTAGTTACTACTTCTTTGGTTAAAACAGAAGAACTACCGGTTATAGCCGGAGATATCGAACACGTTATAATATATGATCATAGTACAAAACAAACAGTGGCAAAAATAGAATTATTCGATCCTGCTAGACTGGTATTGCCTAAAGTATTCCTAGACGAAGTAGATTCTATTATGCGTGTAGATCCTGCTAGATATAATAGAACTAGCAGTCAGTTCAAAGCAGTCTACGGTAGCACAGCATGGTACGAAGACAAAGTTGGTACACGTTGGTGGGATACCAGTGCAGTTAAGTTTACAGACTATAAAATTGGCAATGCTATAGAGCGTTCATTAAAGTGGGGCGCAACTACACAGGGATCAACGGTTGATATCTATGAATGGACTAAGAGTCCGGTCCACCCAGCACAATGGGCAGACCTGGTTAAGAACAATGCAGAAGTATACGGCTTCGTAATGGCCACAGGTTCTGTGTATACTGAAACTATTAATGGCTCACCTGTATACAGTTGGACTGAGGAAGAAGATTATGTCAGTGGAAAGACTATAAAAGTTTATTATTTCTGGGTTAAGAACAAAGGAACTGTTAATGTTAATTCTAATAGAAAATTAAGTACATTGCAAGTATCAAAGTCGATATTGAACCCTAGCGCCGCAGGTATACCATGGTGTACTCCATTGACCAAAGATACAATGTTATTAGTTGGTTTAGATCATTTGTTGACAGAAACTACAGTTGTGCAGGTTAAGAAAAAAGTTGCAGGATCAAGAAAACACCAGCAATGGATGTTTATCGCAGACTACAATGCTTCGCAGACAATTCCAGAATACTTGCATATTCGACTGCGAGACAGTCTTGCCAGTGCAATTTTTGATCCGATACATTACCAACGCCCTGGTAGTAATGTCATTGAACTCTTGTACAAAGAACGACAAGTACCAGATAGAAGACTGCATCCTTTTAATAGACTAGGCAATCAAGTAAGACCGTTTACACAGTCATGGTTTGTGGACTTATATGAAGCTAGACGTACATTAATCAAAGAAGCAAATTTAATGTTAAAGAACATCGACTTAGTTAGTGCTGTCGCAGGCTGGAACAAGCACTTAAACGATGCAGTAAAAATTGGCGACAGCGATGAAACAGTGGATGTCACAGATGCTTGGCAGTATGTTGATTTTGAAAGCACAGACTATGACGCTACTAAATCCATCAATGTTGCTGTAGACAGCGATATTAGAGCAGCCATTGAGTCTACATTATTACCAGTGGGATCATATATCAAAGTTGTAGATGCTTTACTAAGAACTGAAGTTGTCTATGAAGTCTTAGACGATAATGGTATTAAGCCTGTGTGGCGCAAGAATGGAACTATTGCATTCATTGAATTATCTAAATCAACTTATTATAAGAGAACATGGGACGGAGCTCCGTGGGATTACTACCCATGGGACGATAATTTAAGTTTGATATTCTACAGCATAATGGAAGCATTACGCAGAGATATTTTTGTAGTAGAACATCAATATTATTATAATAAACTAATGTGTATTATGTTTAGACAAGTATTGTCTGAACAACTATATGTTGATTGGCTGACCAAAGCAAGTACAATACAGCCTTATAATTTATTGGGCGCAGATTTAGAACAAAAATCACAGCTAGAAAGAGACAGCTCAAGTACTCTGATCAATTACTTTAAGAATGTAAAAAGTTACAGAGACAAGCTTCGCGACAGTGTAATATTAAAAGAATTACAAGATCCGTTAAACGGACAAATAACAGACAGTAACTTAAAAAATATCACTATGTACTACAATAGACATAGTCTAGGTGATGACATCGAAGTAACTAATATCCAAGGACTTGAATTCGTCCATGTTGGCTGGGATGACGAGGATGTATCATGGGATAGTCCGATGAAACCATGGAATACCTCATTCTGGGATCCGAGTGCTAATGCCAATGATATTTTCTTAGAAAAAATATACAAAGGATTATCCGGGGTGCCTGCAGAAATACTTGCAGAAGAAATCTCCGGTGTAACCTACGGCAAATATAATTCTAAGATCAATCAGGGACAGGAATTAATAAACTGTCATATAGGAGAAACAAGTTTGTTGGTTAACATTAATCATTACTTTAACAGCATAGATCGAGCCGTTGATGTTAGAGCATTCTACAACAATATGGCCGTGGGTTATGTTATGATGTTGGATGAAAAATCTGTTACACTAGCAGAAGATGTTACATTGTCAACAACAACAATTTCATTGCCCGCAGAAGAATTAGCTAAACTTCCAGAAGCTACACTAGACACACCTAGTGCTATATGGATTAACAACGAACGAATACTGTATTTTGTTAAAACTGACACAGGTATCACTAAATTAATTAGAGGATCTGCTGGTACAAGTATTATAGATCATACAGCTGGTACCAAAGTTTATCCAGAAACAAGAGAAACAAGATTGCCGTTTAACAAAGATTTTGGCAACAGTTATACTTCAGGTCCGTTCTTCAGTGACAGCAGAGAATCATTAGATTCTAGCTCTAATGCTGTGTCTGTGATACTTAAAAACAATGCGAGATAATTAAATATGCAGTTAAATAACATGATAAATATGATTGGAGAATACAATGATTGACCAAGCAAACATAAGCATAGATGGATTTGTAAAAATCTGGGACCCAGAAAATAAAGAAATCTTTATTGAAAAGCACAACGCCATCAATAAAGAAGTAGCCAGTTACGTGATCGCACGTATGCTACAATCAAACACCAATCAATTCATCAGCGAAATGCATTTTGGTAATGGCGGTACTATTGTTGATACGACTAGTAACATCACTTACAAGGATGTTGAATTAAACTTAGAAAGCGGCTTTAGTGCCAGCTTGTTTAATCCGACGTATTTTAAGGTAGTGGATATATCTGATTTAGAAAACAACGATGATGTCACTAAAAACAAAGTCGATATCAATCACATCAACGGACTGCATTACACTGACGTAATCATAACATGTACATTATCCACAGATCAGCCCAAAGCGGATGATGTAGGTAACCTAGTAGAACAAACACAGGACGCCTATGATAACGGTGAGTTGACGGGAAATTTTGTATTCAATGAATTAGGCCTTAAAGTCAAAGGAGAGACTGGACTTAACACAGGATTGTTGTTTAGTCATATTGTATTTCACCCAGTACAGAAGTCTGCAAACAGAACGATTCAAGTCGTTTATACTTTGAGAATAAGGATTGCGTAAGACGCAAAAAAGGTAAATATAATAAACACAAAGGATTTGCGTAAAATGGCATATGATGTAAATTTATCAGACGGTTCTAGACTAACCTTAATCGCCGATAGAACACTGGATACTTCAAGCAGTATCAAACTACTAGGAAGAAACTATCCTGGCTACGGCGAAATTATGGCTGAAAATATGGTTCAAATGTTAGAGCACTTTGCTAACAGAACCCCGCCTGAAAACCCAATACGCGGCCAAATTTGGTACAATACAGTTACAGACACTTTATTTGTATACGATGGCGACAATTGGTCTTATGCAGGCGGTGCAGGTAATGATGTTGCTACAGCTATCGATTGCACACCTATTGAAGACCAGCAAGGTGCATTGCACCCTGCTATTAGATTTAAAGTAGCTGGTAAGCCAGTTACAATTATGAGCCAAGATGCAGTAACTTACGTACCTAAAAACGCACAGTTACGCACAAACTTCCCTACCATTGGCCCTGGTATTAACATGAATGTTGCCGACGGTAATGATGGAAAACTAAGCCAGTTTAAATTAAGAGGCCGAGCAATAGAAGCAGAATTTGCTGACTTGGCAGAAATTTATCAGTCTGACATGCCACTTGCACCTGGCGACCTTGTAAAAATTGGCGGAGAAAAAGAAATTACTAAAAACGATGAGCCATTTGGTACTAACGTTTTTGGTGTTGTTTCAACAGCTCCTGCGTTCTTGTTAAACAGCGCAAACAAAACTAAAGAAATGTACTACCCTATTGCGTTAATTGGTCGTGTGCCAGTTAAAGTAAAAGGTAAAGTCAAGAAAGGTGATAGAATCATTGCCAGCAATGAACCTAGTATCTGTCAAGCAGTTTCTACAAAAGACATCAAGTTTGTATTACAAATTGTCGGCAGGGCATTAGAATCTAAGGACACCGACGAAGTAGGACTAGTAGAAGTTGTTGTAGGGGTAAGATAATGCCAGTAGAATCCGGCCAAAAGATCACGGCGGCTGATTGGAACGTCTTAACAGAACGCCTTAATAAAATTTTTGCAGACAAGGTTCCTGGTAGTACACCTACACAGGATTTGTCACGTAGAAATTTACAATCTTATGGTTGGGGACAAGTACCATCTGAACTAGTTACTAAAGGTCAAAAATTTACAGCGGCCATCGCCAATGATGTCATTGACAAAGTTAAAATCGGCGCCAAGCAAGTGGGTAGCACTTATACATTAAACAATGTAACCAAGGGTCAAAAGATAACAGCATTATCTATTAATCAAATCAGCACAGTAATTGATGACATTGACCCAAAAAGATACATTGCCGCATCGAATCAATTAGCATTTGCATTCTTGGGTGCTACTGCAAAAACAACAGCTTGGACTCAGGAAGTAACATTTCTAGGAACATTGGCGTTTGGCAGCTACGATCGTGCAAGACATTATTTTAACTCCGGTAGCAGTATAAAATTAACTTTATCCTTGGCCAATGGCAATGCCGCTAGCAACGTTCTTAACGGACTGTACGAAAGACTTGGTACTATTAATATTTCGTTAAAAAATACCACAAGTTCTACAGCCAATACAATCAGCGAAGGTAAAGGCTTTGAAGATTTAAACACTACAAACTGGGTAAAACTAATTACACTTGACTTAGACCAAGGCGGTGGCGACTACGGTTATGGTTATGGCTATGGATATGGCTATGGAAACTGCGGCGGCTATGGATACGGATATGGTGGTTATGGATACGGCTATGGATACGGCTATGGATACGGCTATGGCGATAACTGTATTGGATCTGTTGAAATAGAAGGTAAAATCGAAAATGGTAATGTAGTACTAAAGACCATAGTAAAGACTAAATCAACTAACCAAAAAACTGGAACACATCGATTAGTTTACAATACACAAAAGGCTATAGACAAAACATCTGGTGCGGTTAATTTCAGTATTATTCCGCCTACATTCACAGGTTCTGTTTCTTAATTTAATTCTACACAACTAAATATTAACACGGTATATAATATACTACAGGCGCATCTGTAGTAACGTGGAGATATTATGGATAAAAAATTGGAAGAAGCATTGGATTTTAGCAATTTCAGATTTACTCTGAACACAAGAAAACAAAACCTAAGACTACGTATGAAAAGTATGTTGACAGTGGGTTACAATAACACAATCTTTTCGGCTAGCATTGAGTTGATTAATTTCTCAAAATTGATCATGGATTCTGGCAACGAGCAGTATGTGTTTATGGATGACAACGATAATCCTATAATGATTAAAGATGTCAAAGACTTTCATGCTAGAATACTTGGCGCATACACAGCCGCCGTCAATGAATTCTACATGGAAAATGAACAACTAAAGAAACTTAGATCAACTAAGCAACTAGCGGGGATTCAATGACCAAAAAATTTCCTCAGGGAATTTTGTTAATAGCATATAACAACAGTCAAATTGACTATGCCAAGCTGGCTATATTAGCTGCCACACAGGCTAAGAAATACATGAATGGTATTCATGTAACTTTGATGACTGACGAACCCACATTGACTCAGCTGTTTGCTAGAAATAAAAAACCGCAGATTGCTGTATTTGATCACATCATTGTGGAAAAGATCGAACACGAAGCCAATACTCGTGTGCATCATGACAGCCCGTGGAATGAATTTAGCACACAGTTTAGTAATAAGAATAAACACAGTATCTACGAAACCACACCCTACGAAAAGACATTGATGATTGACGTAGACTTTATGGTATGCAATAATTCATTTGAGCATATCTTTAATTCGAACATAGAACTGGCCATGTACAAAGACGCGATTAGTACACGAAACTACGCACCTCGTATCTGGGAACAAAAACTACACCCTAATGGCATTGACATGTGGTGGAGTACTGCTATCTTTTGGCGCAGTGACAGTGAAGAAGCTAGACTATTTTTTAATGTATGGCAACATGTCAAGGAAAACTATGACTACTATAAATTCCTGTACAAGTTCCCTGGCAAGTTATATAGAACAGACTACGCGGCCAGTATTGCTGTACACTTAATCAATGGACAGTATAAGAATTCATGGACTGCTCAACTGCCAGGAAAAGTCATGCGATATAGCGATCAAATTGACGAGCTGTGTCATGTGCATGACAACGACGATTTTATATTTTTATGCCCTGATCCCAAGGAGCCATGGAAAGTAACAACATCACGAATCGTGGGAGAAAATGTTCACATTATGAATAAGTTATCTATAATGAGACACTGGGATACATTAATGGAAAAGGCCAAAGAACAATGAAAGAAGTTTATGTTATTCACTGCGAGAACGACAATGAAGTATTGTCGGCAGAACTTTTAGTAAAAACAATAACGCACTTTGATCAGTCTAGAATGGTCATAGTAGCCACGTCTGTGGATCCGTCAAGGTTTAGCGACAGCACTAATGTTCTTTTATATTCTGATACTGGCAATCCTACGCTGAATTATTTTAAAGCTATTGTTGACGTAGACTGCGATCGTGCAATA